TTCTACACCTAGTAGACCAACTATCCCACAATTTGATCCAACTGCCGGATTAGCACAAGCAGCAGGTGATGTAGACATTGATAATCAAGTAGGACCTGGTTCTGAAACAGCTCAACAGAGTGGTGGAACTATTAGAGCCTATGTAGTTGCAGAAGAAATGACAACACAACAAGAGGCTGACGCAAAAATTAATGACCTAGCAAGGTTGTAAGATACATACATTATGAAGAAAATAGTAGAACTTTTAATTGATTGGGATGGCGAAGAATTCGGAGATGAACTAATGGTCGATGTAATGTCGCTCGTAGATAAGCCAGCAATTGGAATAGATTGGATGGCTTTTTCAGAACAAGAATTAGAATTTAGAGAAAACCCAGATTGTCCAGATGGATTTGAACATCAAATGCCTGATGGCAGTTATATGTGTGGTAAAGAGCATGGGTACCATAAGTTTGTAGAACCTAAATCAGGAGAATCAGAAAATGATTTCATTGGTAGATGTATACCAGTCTTAAAAGGTGAAGGCTATGACGAAGATCAAGCCGCTGCTATTTGTTACAGCTCATTTGAGTGTGAAGACTGCTTTGACTTAGAAGATGCATGTTGGCCTGGTTATGAAGCAATTGGCATGAAAGACAAAGGCGGTAAGAAAGTACCTAATTGCGTACCAATAGAAAATGCAGAATTTGACCAAGAAAAAGCTTGGGCAATGGTAATAGAAATGGCTGAAGAACTAGGTGAGACTGTAGATTACGAAAAGGCCATTTACGTAGATGTTGCTAAGACTAACTTTGAGAACATCGGTGATTATGTTAAAGGAATAGGTGCTTTAGATATTTTAGGTCGCCAGGACCTAGATAACGAGCCAGAGATCAAATATAGATACGCAGGCAGTCTAGCAGCACAGAGGAATTTCTGTAAAGCTATGGTTAGAATGAATAAACTGTATACTAGAGATGAAATTAACGAAATGAATTCTAGAATCAATACAGGATTTAGACACAATGGTCAATCCTACAGTATTTTTGATTTTAAAGGCGGCGTTAACTGCAATCATTACTGGGAAGAACTAGAAGTTTACAAAGACGGTAGAGAAACTGTTATTATGTCAAAAGGTAGAGCATCAGGTAGAGCAGGTCAAGTAGCTAGTTCATCTAATAACTACTGGAGATACCCTGGTACATTCGCATTCTCATCTGATGACGAGATGATCGTAACAGGACCTGCGATGGTAGCACGACAACTTATACTAAGAAAAGATGAGATGGGTAATCCGTTTCACGTATACTTTAGTAAAGATACTATTAAGAAGATCGCTAGAAAGTTCTTCGAGTATAACAAACAAAACAATACCGATATAAATCATGACGATAACATCAGTACTTCTAATACTTTGCTTGAGTCTTGGATTGTGGAGGACCCAGAAATGGACAAATCAAAAGCTATGGGCTTTAATGTTCCAGCTGGAACATGGATGGCTTCATATAAGATCAATGATCAAGAAACTTGGAATAAAATTAAAAATGGAGAGCTTAACGGTTATTCAATCGCCGGTAACTTTCTTGAAAAAGCTGCTAAACTATAATGGACGAAATCAAAGACTCAGTTGCGAATGCAACAACACTTGCGGGAGCGGGAGCTGTAATTGTAGACTGGAACATGGTCATGACAATGGCTCTACTTGCAACAGGGATAATTCTGAATGTTGCAAGAATAATTGAGATAAGACGTAGAGATAAGAAAGACTAAAGCATATAGAAATCAGGCCTAACCATACGGATAGCGCCTCGCTCTGCTAAGTCTCTTAATTCCCATTTACAATCTTCTTTAGTTTGGCTAGTAGCCTTTTGAAAATAGTTGAAGTGTTTAGGCTCTTCAGCTTTTCTAGCTTTATAGCAAATCCTTAATATAATTAATTGTGTACTTGTGATTTGGCCATTAAATTTGGCCCTTTGTACAGCTTTCATGTAATCACTAAGTGTGGGTAGTTTAATAAGTTCCATATTATTTTATTTATTATACTCATTATACTAACTTCTGTCAATTTGTTTCAAATACATATTTCTAAGTGTCAGGCATAGGTCTGATTAAACTAAATAAAAACTTATACAGTATATGAATGTAAATGAAGCAATCAGCAAGCTACGAGTAATGCTTGGAGCTGCTACTGAAGAAGTTAAAGAAGTTTCAAAAACTAATATGGCGGAAGCTACTTTAGTTGATGGAGTAGAAGTGTACACCGAAGGTGAATTACAAGCAGGAGCAATCTTATTTGTAAGAGCTGGAGAAGGTGCATCAGAAGATCCATTCGCGCCGGAAGGCAAACACGAAACAACTGATGGTTTATTAATCACTGTAGGTGAATCTGGTGAAATTACTAACGTTGAAGAAAAGTCTGGCGAAGAAGAGTCAGTATCTGAAGCTGAAGAATCTTTCGAAGAGGAAGAAGAAGTAATTGTAAAAGAAAAAGATTTTGACGTAGAAGGGTTACTGGAAGGTATCGCTGGTATGTTAGAGCCTTACACTGAAGAGATTAAAGAACTTAAAGAAGAACTTAGTGTTTTAACTTCAAGATTTAACGAAGTTGCAGATGAACCTGCAGCAAAAAAGGTTGCCAACACCTTCTCACAAGAGGCACAAAACAGAGCTACTACAGCTGAAGCAAGATTTGAAAGACTTGTATCATTAAGAAAGAGTAGAAAATAAACCAAACAATTAAAAACAAAAACAATTTATTATGGCATTTGATTTAACAGCACTTAGTGTGTACACAGATGAAACATCAATGGATTTAATTGCGAAGGCAGTATTAGAAACTGACTTAATGTCTTATGTAGACTTAAGATCAGGACTTTCTGCTGGAACAGTAGCAATCAACTTAATGGACGGTGACTTAAACGTTGCTGATCTTGCATGTGGTTGGAATCCTTCTGGTAATGTAGATTTCTCACAAGTAGACATCACTATCAGAGACAAACAAGTAAAAATGGACTTATGTCCAGAAGACCTTAGACAATACTGGTTAAGCCAGAGAATGTCTGCGGCAGCAAACCAAGAGAGTGTTCCTTTCGAAGAAGTAATCGCTGATTACTACGTGAAAAGAATCTCTAAATATAACGAAGCTTACCTAATTGACGGTGACGGTACTGGAACTGGTATTAAAGACCAAGTAACAGCAGCTAACGGTGCTACTTTATCTGCAGCTCCAGCAGCATTCACACTAGCTAATGCAGTAGAGCAAGCGTTAAACATCTTTGATGCAATCAACGAAGCATCTAAAGACAGAGACGATCTAATTATGATCATGTCTCCAGCTAACTTTAACACGTTACGTAGAGCATTAGTTGCACAAAACTATTACCACTATGACCAAGGCGACGGTAGATCTTTCGAATTACCAGGTGCTAACATTACAGTAGTAAAAACTTCAGGCCTTGTAGGTTCTGATTACGTAGCAGCAGGTCCTTCTTCAATGATTGTAGCAGGTACAGGTTTAGAAGATGACGCTTCAACAGTACAGTTCTTTTTTGACAAAGGACAAGATGTTGTAAAATTCATCGCTAAATGGAGACTCGGGGTCGCGGTATCTCAGGTAGATCAATTCGGTACAAACGGATTAGCATAATTCAATAACTAGGGCCTTCGGGCCTTAGTTTTAACTAAAAAAACAAAGTATAAACTATGGCATGTAGCAATTTAACAGCAGGGTTTACTCTAGATTGTAACGACTCTAACGGTGGTATTGACAAGATCTTTATCGCTAACGGACCAGTTGAATCTATTACACAATCCTCAGGAACTATCTCAGCAATTACTGTTGGTGGTTCAGCCCTTGTACCTGGTGACTTCTTTGATTTTGACGTTCCAAGACAAACTAGTTCATTTACCGAAACTATAAATGTATCTCAAGAGAATGGTACTGTATTTTATGACCAAGCTCTTACAATGATATTCAACAAAATGGAAGCTGCTAAGAGAGATCAGATTTTACTGATGGCTCAAGCAACTGATATGGTTGTAGTATTTAAAGACAACAACGATAAGTACTTTAGCGTTGGTGTTGAAAGAGGTGCATTCATGACAGCAGGTTCATCAATATCTGGTACCGCTTACGGTGACAGAAACGGATATGAATTAACAATTTCTGGAATGGAAGAATCTCCATCATTTGAAGTTACTGGTAGTATCGTCGAGGCTTAATAATCGACACTATTATATAAATAAGAAAGAGACCTTAACGGGTCTCTTTTTTTTTGAATTACAACTTGTAGTCTTTTTATATTTCTAAGTAGAAACACACATTATACAGTATGACGACAACGATAACAGCAGAAGAAGCATTCTTTTTCATTAATAATCCTACTTCAGCACTAGATCTTAACGACACATTCACGCTTAAGTCACAATATTCACAAGAAATACTAGTAACTGTAACATCTGGTAACTGGTCAATTGTTAGCGAGAATACAAGATACGCAGAATTTATGGTAGACTTACCAACAGATTTTGAAGATAAACACTATAATGGTTATTATACATGGGCATTAGGTCCTTATACTGACATTGTAAAAATAATTACAAAGCCTGGAGGTGATACTGGTACGGTTGATTATATCTCAGATAACGAGAACCGTGAGGCAGATACATACTTTAGACCAAATTATTAAAACATAATATGAGAAACACAAACCCAGAAGGATTATATAGTATTAAAGGTAGCAAATTCGAAGCGCTAGACTTACCTGTAATCCAAGAACAAAGAGGAAAAGACTACATTAAGTTCGGTATAGATAATCTATTCCCACAGCAACTAATCGGCTTATACGATAGTTCTGCAATGAATCATACATGTATTGACGCTATTAAAGATGGTATCTTTGGAGAAGGTATTGTAGACTATGGCGGAGAATACATTAATACTGATGGAGATACTATTGACGAGATATTCTCTAGAATCAGTTTAGACTACACATTATTTGGTGGTTATTCACTAAACATTATATGGAATAAAGAAGGTACAAGAATCGCAGAGATTT